GTATTCGCCATGTTTATCTCCTGTCGTGGCTAATGTCAGTCACCCTTTGTAACTGTCAGGAATAAAATAATACTACAATTCTATAAATATCAAGTCAATGAAAAAGGGGCCGAAGCCCCTTTTCACTATTAGGCTCCGGGGGTTCCGAAAACAGAACGCCAATCAGATACTCCGAAAGAGTACCTTTCACGAGCTTTGAAGCGCATATTGCCAGTGTCAAAATCTCCTTCCATCGCCGTTTTAAGGGGCGAACGGTTGAAATATTTGAAGCCGTTAGGCGCATCAGTTTTGATAAAGAACGCATCAGAATCAGTAAGGAAGTGATTGACAACTGCGCCGTCAGGCAACATTCCCATATTCTTCATCGCGTTTGCGTCATTATCCGCAGTACCAGAACGTAAGTTACTATTCATAACTCGTTCTGCAATAAACTGCAATTCTTTTGGAATTATCAGCTTCATACCGCGCACTGCAATTTTAAGTCCACGCTCGTCTGTAAACCCAGCAATGTCAATTAACATTTGCTCCAGTGACGTCTCATTAAGATCCGCCGCAGTAGACAAAAGGTTAGTTTGATTACCAGATAAAGATGGGTGCGAGGCTGAACATAAAGCAGCACCATCACCAATCGCATTACCATCTGACGAAGAGAACGCATTGTTCAGAATCGCAGCGGCCTTGATTTGCTTAGTGGTTGCCATAGATCGAGCCAAAGCTTTAGTATAACGAGACGCGAGTCTGTCATACAAATTGTCTTCAATAGCTTCCTCAGAAATTGAAAATGCTAAAGCAATAGTCTGATGCGAGTATCTGGCAGTATAGGTTTCTTGTGCATCATCGAAACTAATAGTACCCCCTTCGCTCTTGACAGGTGCTGTTGCAAATCCTGCTAACATTACTTCTTCTTCAAAAGCACGATCAGAAGACTCTTCATCATAGATTTCAGCGTGTTCATTTTCGTACCGATCATACTCCATACCGAACAAAGCATTAAGTCCGGGTTCGAGCTCCTTCGCTAATTGACTTCTTGAAATAGCCATTAGTTAAACCCTCCTTAAATGCCCGTTGAGGTCGCGGTGGTCTGCGAGTCAAAACGGCTGGTTGGCGCGTTAAAGTGCGCATTTATACGTACAAGAACCGGAATACCCGCAGCCGTGAAGTCACGATTAGCTGCTTCGTTTGCAATCCCAATTATACGCAGTGGAAGTGTAGCGGTTGTAGCAATTGAGCTAACACTGAGTGCTGAATTTGACACGCCAGTGTTATCGCTGCCTGTTCGTGCAGAAGTGCCCAAAGAGGCATTAGCAAAAACCGCAGCTTGTGCAGTAGCACGATCTGTTAAAGTGGCATCACTAGCAACTTTAAAGATCTGCATAGGATTGTCAGCAACAAACGCTTTCACAGGAAAATTTGTGTCAACGCTTACGCTGTTCGATCCCGGCCAATAATTTATAAAGACCGGTTTTTTCTGGACAGAGTCTTGGTATTCAACTCCCATCAGTACGCCTAAAGCTTGAGTAGTTCCACCAGAAGTAGCACCCGCATACGCAATTACACCCGCCGAGGTGGGTACAACCAACGCAAACTGATAAATAGCATTCGTGTTATTAGAGGCAATTTCGTACTCTGTAACACCAGTAGAATTTACACTAGCTCCAACTAAACCAACAGGACGAAGACCAAAGGCGGTGTTTGAATTCGCCATAGTATCTTTCTCCTAATAAGTTGTAACGGTCATCACTTCCGTGGACCGCCAAAGGTTACACGAGTTTGTCGATCAGGATTACTGATCTTCATAGTCGAATGAGCATTCTCTCGCATCATATCTGAATCCACTGCTTCCATTTGATCTGAGGCTCTTGCCGCGTAATATGAATTACGTTCCTGCGCAGTTTCTTCTGGTATTCTTGCAAGTAACAATCCACCGATCCCAAAAACACCTTCGTATTTACCTGTATCAACAACTGGAGATTCAAAGTCAGGATACTCGTCTTTCCGTACCAACTCCCAACCCTCCCTCATTTTTGCACTGATGTTCTTGCTATCATTAAAACCACGGGTTTCCGACCGGATCCAACGATGCTTGTAGCCATCAGGCGCAGGTGGTGCTTCTAACATAGATGGTGGAGCCCAAGGCTTACGCACGGCCTTTTTACTCCTCGTTGTATTAGCGCGAGAACTACGGTTTATGGGTGTTTCTATGTCTTTGTTTGCTTCACTCATTCCGTTACTCCTTCACGTATTTCGCGTATTCTTCAAGCGGCACTCCCAACTTTTTGGCTATTGCAACTTGGCTAGGGGAGAGTCTAACCTGTCGTTTTCCACTGCGTCCAGTTGTAGTTCTATTAGCAGAAGCCACCGCTTGGACGGGACGGGTCTTCTGTTTGTTAAACTTGTGCGGAAATTCTATTTCCATTCTCCGATCTAACTCATTATAGTAGTCATCTGTTTGCGGGTCAAACCCTTCGTCCTCCACCAATTTTTTGTGAACTCCAAAGGCTGCATACGTCATAGCTTCATCCGACCCAAACCAGTCATTTTTGACAGCCCACTGTTCCGCTTTAGGATCGGGCCTTTTTGGTTCTGGAGCCTGTTGTGGCATGGGCTGCGTGACTTGCTGCGCGGCCTGCGCTTCTGCCTGCTGACGATATCGATCCTGTTGTAACTTGGCTTGTTGCGCACGGTCATTTTGAATTGTAAGCTGCGTCAAAACTTTTTGAGCTTCTACCGCTTTTTTGGTATCACCAACCTCCATAGCGTGAGCCAAAGCAGCCTCTGCTTGTTCTGTTTGAGTAGTAACCCGGTTTGAATATTCGGTCACATAGTGACTATCTAAGCTATCTATTCTACTTTTTAACTGCGCAGACTCTGCTTGAATTTGTTTTGCATAGTTAAGAGCTTCCGCTTCTCGACGCTCCGCCTCTCGCATCTTTTTGGTAAGACGATTAATTCTTTTTTGTGTTGATGAGTCTGCTTTTTCAAATTGATCTTCTGAAGCTTGAACGGGTTTTTCTGGAGTCACTTCTTCCCCAACAACAACCTCCGTTTCAACATTCTCGCCAACATCAAATTCAACCTCTGCTTCTGCTACGTTATTTTTGTTCATACGTCACCTTTTTAAAAATGAAGAACATCTTCGGGGCTCAAAATTTTTGCTAAAATTTCGTCATCGTTCAAAATTCTAACTTCGCCCCCATCAATAGAAAACCGTGATCCGGAATAACGAGCGAACATAACCCAATCTTTTGCTTGACACCAAGCACCGTCAGGGAACTTTTCAGGATCTTTATAGGCCAAACTACCCACTTTCAAAACATAGCCAACCTGTGTAGAAACTTGTTGCTGCTCTACCATTTGATCAGGTAAATAGATGCCACTGTCTGTTTGGCCCTTCCCGCGATAAGGAAGGATTAAAATACGCCAGCCGGTTGGCGTTGGAAGTCTATCAAGTAAACTCGCGTCAATGCTATCGGGATTTAAAAAAGGCTTATCTACATAAACATCTTTCAAAGATTTTTTGTCTTGCTCCTCTGCACTAATTTGAAAGTTAGCGTTAGGGGCAGCAGATAAATCTATCTGTGGTTCAGTCATTGGTACGCTCCTGTTTATCTAGCAGGCTCTTGAGTTCCTGTTCTACGTGATGTAGGGCCTCTATGTTGCCCATAAGCTCACGGTAGTGCTCCATAGATTTGACGTTTCCATAAATCATCAAATCAATAACTGCTTGTCTTCGTTCTTTCGTAATACGCAGCACCGCTTCGGATACTGATATCTCATCCATTCTTATACTTCCAGATAAAATAGGAGTTTATCTTATCCTATCTTATAAATACAACACTTATTTCCAATCCTTACCTTGAAATAATAATGCTTCTGCCTCTCTACGTCTAACTAAACCAGCAACAACCTTACCACCAGCACGGTTCCAACGTCTAATTTCATCGGGAGCTTCGTGAAATTTACCCTCATTGAGACGAATTAGAAGTGTAGAGGCGTGTAAATTAGTGGGTCCAAGATTGTATGTCCAAGAAACTAAAGCATCAAACTGATTTTGGTTCAATGGTGATTTACCAGAAGAACCATAAGCAACGTCTGGCTTTACCGCATTGGTAACTGCAATCTCAAACTCCTCAAGATCCTCCACCAACATCTGATCGGCTTCTTCCTGAGTACAAGTATCTCCTTCTTTTACACCTCTGGTGTGACCCCAACCAATAGTCCACACCTTTGCAGAACATTTATAGGCTTTAAGTTTACACCCTTCAAAGTGCTTAATAAGATATATACCTTTCTCTGACGTTTTCATAATTCCTTGATCTTCGACACTCTTTTCACTTCTTCCGTCAACAGCTTGCCCACTTTCTTTTCGTTGTAACCAGAACCATGTGGAAGGCCGTACTCTGAACATAGAAATTTTATTACCCATGACTTTGCGGTTTTATCATGCACAACATTATGTGCGTAGGCTTCAATCTCACACATCAAACGATATTTAGGATTGAACAAATATCTAATGTAGTGCGTCCACGGATTACGTAAAAACTGAATATAATGAATGTTTTCATGCCGTTCAATATATTGACGAGTATTTTCTCCGGCAGCTTCATACCAATCTTTTTTTATAATACTAATTGGGCCAATATTAATTGCAACCATCTTTCTTGGCACCAGCCAATTTGATAAATAAATTTTTGCCTTTGGTGTTTTGTTTACGGGCGCTATCATTTTTCTCTACTGACCTTTTGCACTTTTTCAACCGTTCGCATAGCACCCAATCCTAACATACCCATCAGCACAGGCATCATTTGGGAAGTGTCAATCATGGGTATGACAATATCTACTTCCGCAACGGCAAGACCAAAATTACCCAAGGGTATCAAAATAAAATTACCTAAGAATCCTAGCCCACACGTCCAGCCTATGAAGGGTCTCCACCCGGCAACGAATAAAGATTTAGAAGCGGCTTCGGTCTTGTTGACTTCTAGCTGACCCTTTGCAAGCTCTTGGGCATGACGCTCTGCCATCGTTGCAATCTCATGGGCCAAGACCATCTTCTGATCTTTGTCTTCAATAAACTTATCCAGGATTTGAGTAGCTGGACCTATCAATGCTTGTAACATACTATTTCCTTGCCATGTAAGCGGTTGCACCAAAATATAAGCCTATCACACTGGCCTGACTTAGAAAAATCATATCACTCATTGCAGACCATGTGCTTAATCGTTCTTCGGGTATAACAAGAGATAGCAGTGGGTAGGCAATCATAGAAATCATCGCTACCCACGCCATGCGCTTTTGACTGTCTGCTTTCTCTTCTCGAAGCTCAAGTTCTGTTATGTCTTTTGACTTTTGTAGCTCATCGTCAGTAACAATACCATCACCATCAAGATCGAACTCCGCATACTTAGACAACTTTTCAAGTCTTTTCGATATCATTAGAACCTTCTAAAATAAAAGTTCATATCTTGTTGCAATCGGTAACTATCCATAAACCCACAAGTCATATTATCGTGATGTCTTCCTTGGCACACCAGAACTTGACCCGACCTTGGCTCAACCGATGAATACAAGCTATCTTCGTCAGATATACTTGCACAACCAATACTAAAAATTACGCTGCTTAAAACTAAATATTTCATAGAAGCCTCCACATGGCAAAAAAGATTATTGATAACCCAATCAAAATACCCAAAGTCCACTTCATTAGGGCTATC